CGTTGTTTAAATCGTATATGCGATTTTCTAATTGATCTTTGGAAAGACTGTCTAAGTAATCTTTATTCATTTATCTATCCTCTGAATATCAAATATAAAACGCTCTACGCCTTTAAATTTGTTTGGTTTATAAATATTACGTAGTCTTATAACTTCGCTGCCGCTTATGTTGAAGTGTTGCCCAAAGGACAGTTCTTCTTTATCTTCGCTATCAATGTAGTTGATTAGTAAGTTGTACATGGTTATTTCTCCTAATTAATCTTGATAGTAATAACCTAACTCAGAAAAATAATTTTCTTCGTTACCTTGTCCATGCTGTTCAACTTCTTTCTTCAAACAGTTTTCAATCTTGATAAATTTAATAATAGATTTCTCTCCTATTTTATCTTTAATACCTAGTGCTTTTTTAACTACGTATTCTGATTGATCGCCATAACCATATTGAAAAGGGAACAAGTAAGAAACATCTTTTTCTATATCTTCAACATGACTTGAAAAATAGGTGTTTCCATTTACTTTGTCACGCCATGTTTTAGTCGTGGAGATGTATTTAATTTTTCTCTCTCCTTTTGGTTCAATTATGTTGATAGATACAAGACTATCTTCCCTATCTATATTTACTATTGGTTTTGTCATTGATAATTCTCCTTTAATTAGTTAATCAATATGTTTATTTTGGACTAATCAATATCATTGTCAAGCATTAAATGACATTTTTATACACTTTATATATAAGTAATAAATAAGCTATTTAGTGAATAAATGACATAAAAAGATTAAAATACCTTATGGAAGCAAAGAAAAAACCAGGAAGAAAGGCAATTAATTTAGACCATAACGAAATAGAACGTTTAGCTGGAATGGGCCTTAATGAGCGCCAGATATGCGCTAGTTTAGGGATTAATCCTTCAACGCTTACCAGAAAGAAACATATTAAAAGCATAAAGAACGCACTAGAAAAAGGGAGAGCGAAAGCAATAGCGCAAGTAAGCTCTAAACTATTTGATAATGCTTTAGAAGGGAAAGAGACTTCCGCCATATTCTTTTTAAAAAATAGAGATCCAGATAACTGGAAAGATAGAAACATTTTAGAAACCAATCATACGATTAATTTAAGTCACGTTATCAATTCCGCAAAAGAACGAATCCCTAATGCAACTCAAACAATAAAACGCCTTGAAGATTCAATAGATAAAGGCAAGGGCGTTTTCTTAGATAACAAAGGCACAGACAATAACGATTCTGACTCTCTCTCTCCTTCCAATAAATCAGAATCATAGAGCGATGAAGTTATCTTTTCTCCGCTTCATCGCTCGACAAAATCGCAATAACCCCCTTTTGTTCGTGGCGTGGTAGCGTTATATATATAACTAATGAACTAATTTTTTTTTAATTTTATGAAATATGGTGTAGAAGCAGAAAAAGAACTAATGACCGAACTATGGTCAATGAATATCAAAGATGATCCATTAAACTTTGTAAAATTCGTCTTTGAGTGGGGAAAAGAAGGCACACCCCTCGAAAACTTTACTGGCCCTCGTAAGTGGCAAGAAAAAATTTTGCGAGATATTGGAATACACATACAAAGAAATCAAAGCGTAGATTTACCAGAAATGTTCCGCCTAGCTGTAGCTAGTGGTCGTGGTATTGGAAAATCCGCTTTGGTGTCTTGGTTAATACTCTGGATGCTTTCGACACGTTTAGGTTCAACCATAATCGTAACAGCAAACACCGAACAGCAATTACGCTCAAGAACATGGGCGGAATTAGGAAAATGGCTAACTTTAGCCATAAACTCGCACTGGTTTAACAAAACTGCTACGACTATCAGACCAGCACAATGGTTTGAAGAAGCCTTAATTCGTGATTTGAAGATTGATACTGGCTATTACTACGCACAAGCGCAGTTATGGTCTGAAGAAAATCCAGATGCGTTCGCTGGAATCCACTCAAGTTACGGAGTTTGTCTAATTATGGATGAAGCGTCAGGTATACCAGCACCGATTTACAGCGTTTCTGAGGGGTTTTTCTCCGAGCCGACAGCCGATAGGTATTGGTTTACGTTTTCTAACCCTAGAAGGAATACTGGCCCATTTTATGACTCTTTTCATGGCAAACGCTCGTACTGGAAACAAGAACAAATTGACTCACGCTCGGTCGAAGGCACAGATAAAGAACTCTTTCAACAAATGCTCGAACAATATGGCGAAGATTCAACAGTCGCACGAGTGGAAGTATTGGGCGAATTCCCTCGTGCTGACGATGACACAGTAATTCCTATGGAGTTAATCAAAGCAGCCATAGATCGTGACGTAGCTTTATCCGCAAGCGCACCGATTATCTGGGGATTAGACGTTGCTCGTTATGGTGGTGATAATTCTGCCCTCTGCGTACGTCAAGGCAATACAGTCTTAGAAATGAAATCTTTTCAGTCTATGGACTTAATGCAATTATGTGGTGCGGTAAAAAATAAATTTGATGATTGCACCGCTTTAGAACGCCCACAAGAAATTTTAATTGATGTTATCGGTTTAGGTTCTGGGGTAGTCGATAGACTAGCCGAACAGAACTTACCTGTGCGTGGGATCAATGTTGCTGAAGCTCCAGCTACGAAAAAAAATTATTTGAATCTGCGTGCTGAGTTGTGGTTTGGCATAAAAGATTGGTTGGCGCAGCGTGATTGCAGACTTCCTAATGATGATGAGCTTGTTTCTGAATTAGCTGCGCCTATCTACAAATATACCTCATCTGGAAAAATAAAACTCGAAAGTAAAGAAGAAATGCGTAAGCGTGGTATCAAGTCGCCA